TTTGATCAATAGCTACGGGTCTAATCCTACGACTGATGAACCTTCTATGACACTGTTCGAGGATGTGCAGAGTCTACCAGAAGTAGAGACCCTGTCTCCCACCGACGCAAGCATGTTCGAGGCTATGCAGAGTCTGCCAGAAGTAGAGCCCCTGTCTCCCACCGATGCAAGCATGTTCGAGGCTATGCAGAGTCTGCCAGAAGTAAAGCCCACGGCACCTCAGAGTACTACGTCAGAAGAAGTTACACCCACATTTACACCCACAGTTGCACCCATCATGTTTGAATTTCTCCGGGATGTCGAAGGATTCGAGACATCCGGATATGTACCAGAAGATGAACAAGGAAACCCCATTGAGAATTCAGGTGTCACCATCGCCACCGGTCTTGATCTTGGACAGCAGGATGAAGACAGCCTGAGAAGAATGGGTCTTTCTGAGGAGCTTATCTCCATATTCCGTCCCTATCTTGGTTTGAGGCGTGGCGAAGCCCAGAGATTTCTTTTAGAGAATCCTCTTACACTATCTGAAGAACAGGCCAGATTCGTGGAAGAATCTCTGATGTACCATGATTTTTATCGCATGGCTGATCTTTGGAATTCAACACAGAGAGAACAGGATGGCATCCGTTGGGATCAGCTTGATCCTGAGAAGCAGACTGTCTTGCTCTCCGTTTTCAGACAGTACGGAAACATCCCCAAAAGAACTCCAAAATTCTGGAGAGCTGCCTCACAGGGTCGCTGGGATGATGTCCTTTCCGAACTGAGAGACTTTGGTGACGATTACAAAACCCGGAGAAACAAGGAAGCTGATCTTCTTCAAGCATCCTTCTAAAGAGACCCTGATAATGCCTTGGCGTAATGTAGGAAATGTGGTACAAAAGAAAGTAGGCGGTAAATGGAAGAAGCACGCCAAGGCTTCCTCCATTGAGAATGCCAAGAAAATGGTCCGAAGACTTTATCAAGTCGAGGGACAGAGCAAAGGAACCAAGTAGATGGAAGGCAAGATCCCCAGTGGCCCCGGCGCTGTAAAGAAGTCAACCGATTGGTCAAAGACTTCTTCAGCCGATTGGAACAGCAGAAAGCGTCTATCAATGCTCCGTGGTGACCCCAAGAGCGATTATAATGATAACGTCAAGCCCACCATGGCCAACAGAGCTTCATATACCGCCAAGTAATTTTGAATGTTTGAAGACCTCAAACTGGAGATTCGACAGGAACTAGACAGTATCCGATCAAGTCTCTCACAGGGTGTTTGTGATACTTATGCAGAGTATCAGCGCATGTGTGGAATAATCCACGGTTTGGAACTTGTTATTTCCATGTGTTCTGATATTGAGAGAAGACTCACCCAAGCTGACGAGGATGATTTTTAAGTAACATGTTTGAACCAGAGCTAAGCAAGTCAATTCTTAATGATGATTGGCTTTCAGAAACGAATATTTCTGATCCAACTCCCCTTCCCAAGATCCCCGGTTATCGTCTCCTGATTCGCCCTGTCCCCATTCGGTCAAAGACCAAGGGTGGTATTCTTCTTCCAGACAAGGCCAAGGATGACATGAAGTATCTGACCACGGTTGGCCGTGTTCTTGCTGTAGGTGATCTTGCCTACGCCGATCCTGACAAGTTCCCCCGTGGTCCTTGGTGCAAGCCGAGTGACTATGTTTGTTATGGTAAGCATACAGGTGCTAAGTTTCTATATAAGGGTGTCAGACTAATCATCTGCTATGATGATGAAATCACCATGGTAGTCGATGATCCAGCAAGTCTGGATCCAATGTTTAATCTTTCACACTAACCGGCGTAATTCGATTGATTCGCCACCAACGGAGAATATAGAAAATGATTGATGATAATGATGATGATAATGGTTGGGACACCATTGATACCAAGAATCCCGCCTCCCCTCCCCAAATTGAACCAGAAATTGAACTTGAAGAAACAGAAGTTGATTCTGTAGAAATTCAGGAAGAACAGCCTGAAGAACTCAAGGGTATCAACACCAAGGGTGCTGAGAAGAGAATCAGAAAGCTTGTTGCCCAGCGCAAGGAGCGTGATGAACAGCTGGCCCTTGCCGTCGAGAAGATCAAGTATCTTGAATCAGCCCTCTCAGACAAAGACAAGAATATCTCTGACTATCGCAGACAGTCTGTAGATTCCAAGAAGGAAGAGATCAAGCGCAGAGTCGAGGCAGCGCAGATGTCTTTCTCCCGTGCTTTTGATGATGGAGACAAGGACAATCTGGTAAAAGCCCAGAGTGATCTTGCTGAAGCACAGGCTGAGTTGAAGATGCTTGAATATGCAGATATCATGGGTAATAGAAATACCCACAAGGCCCCGGTACAAAACACCGTGGAACGCCCTGCAGTAACCCAGTATGACGAGGGTGCCGTGGAGTGGGCCAAGAAGAACGAATGGTTTGGCAAGGACAAGATTGGTACATCCATTGCCCTTGCCGTGGATCAGTCCCTCAAGGATGAGGGTTTTGATCCAAGAGATGATGAGTTTTACGAGGAGCTTGATCGGAGACTATCCAAGGAGCTTCCTTCCAGACTTCGTCCTAGTGGTGACGCAAAACCCACTCAGGTGGTAGCCGGTCAATCACGCAGACAGGCACCCTCCAACAAGGTTAGACTAACTCAGGATGATGTTAGTCTTGCCAAGAAATGGGGCATTCCACTTGAACGGTATGCAGCCGAAAAGAAAAAGGCAGAGAGATCTGCTGGCGATTATACCAACATTGGTTAGCGTGGGAGAAACATAAGTCATGGCACGAGTAGTTGAAAGACAGTCAAGAACTGATAACGAGCGAGACCGGGATTCCCGTCTCAATACATATGAACGTCCCAACTGGCTGGACATTCCGGAACATGTCAAGGATTCATTCTTTGACAAGGGCTTTGCCCTGAAGTGGATCCGCATTTCAGTCAGAGGCGAAGAGGATACCAAGAATATTGGTGTCCGCCTTAACGAAGGTTGGGAATTTGTCACCGAGGAAGAATGCCCTGATATGGCTCGTAATTTCAAGGGTCTTGACGTCGGTCGTCTCTCTGGTTGTGTTATTCGAGGGGATGTAGCCCTTGCCAAGATCCCCCTTGAACTGAGAGAAGATCGGCTTAATAGGTCAGCCGAAAGAACCAGAATCCTCAATGAGGCAGTCAATCACAACCTCATGAGAGACAATGATTCACGGGCTCCTATTACTAATGCCAGCAGAACAAGGGCAAGGACGGGCAAGTCCGCTCATTTCGATGGGTAAGACTGGCCACTCAAGGCTATATAGGAGGAATTTCAATGGCTTTGAATAAAGGTCTAAATGGCCTAGTCCCTGCTAGAATGCGAGGCTCAGGTGCTAACTCAGGTGGCACCACCCGCTATCGCATTGCCAACGCTTTCGGCACCAGCATGTTTACCGGTGACGTTGTAAAGCTTGGTTCAAGCGGGACTGTTGAGGTCATCACTACTACCACTGACCATGCTCTTGGCGTTCTCATGGGCGTCGAGTATGTTGATCCCGTCAGCAAGCAGCCTGTGTTTGGTCGTTATTGGCCAGCCAGCACGTCTTCAGTTGATGGTTCACCCTTTGCAATCGTCATGGACGATCCAAAGGCTACCTACGTAGTTCAGGCTGATGCCACCGTTACACTCGGTGACGTTGGTATCAACTACACTGTTACCCTTGGTGCAGGTTCAACCCTGACTGGCCGTTCTGGCTTTGGTCTACAGGTTGCCGGTCGCACCGCTGGTTCTGCAATGCTACAGGTTATCGGTCTGAACAATATTCCAGACAATGCCTTTGGCGATGCAAACCCCAAGGTTGAGGTCCGAATCGTACAGCATGTCGATTCCTACACCTCAGCAGCACAGAGCTAAGGGAGGTTGAGACATGGCTATTAATCGTGCTGATATTGCCAAGCAACTTCTTCCCGGTCTGAATGCAATCTTCGGTCTGGAATATTCCGCTGTAGACGAGGAGCATATGCCCCTCTTCGACATCGAATCTTCAGATCGTGCATTTGAGGAAGAAGTGCTAATGACCGGCTTTGGTGCTGCTCCAACCAAGGCCGAGGGTTCAGCCGTTGTCTACGATACCGCTCAGGAATCATGGACTTCACGCTACACCCACGAGACTGTCGCCCTTGCTTTCGCAGTCACTGAGGAAGCAATGGAGGACAACCTCTATGACACGTTCGCCAAGATCCGTGCCCGTGCCCTTGCCCGTGCAATGGCTCAGACCAAGCAGGTCAAGGCAGCCAACGTGTACAACAATGGTTTCTCTGCTGCCTACCCCGGTGGTGACGCTGTTGCACTGTTCTCCAGTGCACACCCCACTGTCGGCGACGGCAACCAGTCAAACCTAGAGACCGCTGCCGATCTGGCAGAGGGTACCCTTGAGACCGCCATCATCAACACCCACAAGATCAAGGATGATCGTGGCATCTTCATCGGTGCTTCACCAGTCTCACTTCATGTTGCCCCTGATGGCCAGTTCGATGCAGATCGTATTCTGGCCTCCCCCGGCCGTCCAAGCAGCCCGAACAACGACATCAACGCTGTTCGCAACCTTGGTCTCGTCCCACAGGGTTACTATGTCAACCGTCGTTTCACCGACGCAGACGCATGGTTCCTCCGGAACGACTGTCCCAATGGCACGAAGCTCTTCGTCAGAGCCCCTCTTGCCACGAAGATGGAGCCAGACTTCGACACCGGCAACCTTCGCTTCAAGGCCCGTGAGCGTTATAGCTTCGGCTGGAGTGATTGGCGTCAGTGGAGAGGCAATGCAGGCGTCTAATCTCCATTAGACTAAGGAGAGGGGGAATTCCGGTTGGAGTTCCCCCTTTTTCTATTTATAATTGGCTTAGATCATCGGCATATGTCGATATAAAAAGGATTGTTAGACATGTCAACAAATGTAAAGGCTTATTTTGTTTCCGCCTCCACAACTCTGACCAATGCCGGTGGACGCCTCCACGGTGTTAACTTTGTCGGACATGGTGCAGGCGGAGATCTAGCCAAGATTATTCTGAGAGAAGGGGCCAGCGCCACTGGTAATATTGTTCTAGTTCTTGGTGCAAAAAATAATGATGTAAACGACATCTATATTGCCGACCATGGTATTCGATTTGATGGCGGTCTCTACGTAGAAATGCCCACCTCTTCTCATGCAACAATTCTGGTAGGATAAAAATGTCAACAAACCTTAAATATTATGCTGTTTCGGTATCTCAGACAGTCACAAAGGCTGGGGGCAGACTTCGTTTCGTTGACTTTGTAACCCCTTCGGGAGCGAGTCCAGCCCAAGTTCTGATTTTAAGAGAAGGCGCCAGCGCCACTGGTAATATTGTTTTTAAGATGTTTGCCAATAGCGGTGCCCGTAATGATGTTTTTATGGCAGATCATGGTATCCGATTTAATGATGGCCTCTACGTAGAGATGCCTACATCAGCCAATGCAACAATTCTGGTAGGCTAATGGCAAAGATGCCTAAACTTTCCGTCAAAAAAGGCGAGAAGCTCCCAACTTCTCAAGGTGCCGGTCTTACTGAGAAGGGCGTCAGAAAATATCGTCGTGCCAATCCGGGATCAAAACTCCAGACTGCTGTAACGGAAAAGAGTCCCAGCCCGGAAAGAGCCAAGAGACGAAAGAGTTTTTGTTCAAGATCCGCAGGTCAGATGAAGATGCATGGAATTGATTGTTCCAAGACACCTAAAAAGAGAATCTGTGCTGCCCGAAGAAGATGGAGATGTTAATGAGTATGCCAAAAATTACTGTCATCATTGAAGGTGAAGGAGGAGAAGAAGATGAGTATTGTGGGTGTTTTGACGAAAAAGAAGTAGAAATCACCTGCCCTGTCGCCACTCATGATGAAGTCATGAATGATTCAAACAAGGAAGTAGCAATTCAGGAACATGGTTACGGTCCAGCGCAGGTAATGGATAAACGCTGTGGAAACTGCGGTTATTTCAACCAGACTTTAAACATGCTTGACTGCATTGAAACAGGAATGGAAGTCGAGGATGTAACTAAAGTTGGTTACTGTACGCTATTCCATTTTGTTTGTTCAGAAAAAAATACGTGTGATTCTTGGATGAAGGGTGGTCCTATCACCAATTACATCGAGGAAGAAGACATGGAAGAAACAACAGGTCGGAGATTTATCTAATGATGAACTATAAGGGTAAAAAGAGTGAGCGTTATGACATGTACCGTGATGGTGGCTATGTTGCTTTTAAAGAAGGTGGTCCCACAAAGATTCTCGGTCAGCGTACTGATTATGTTGATCCAGAGATGGGCGACTATGTCATCATAGATATGGCTAATAAGAAGGCTAAGGGCAAGCGCCCTATGATGCCAAAATCCCTTAAGAACGTCTAAAATGGCCATTTCACGGGGCATGGTTTCAAAGCAGCTTGTATCTGGTAAGAAATACAAAAAGGGTGGCTCAGTGTCTCGTGTGAATGAGGCTGGTAATTATACGAAGCCTACGATGCGCAAGAGACTCTTTGAGAGCATCAAGGCTGGAGGCAAGGGCGGTAAACCCGGAGAGTGGTCTGCCAGAAAGGCCCAGATGCTTGCCAGAGAATACAAGAAAGCCGGTGGTGGTTACAAATAATGGCCCTAAGAAAGCCGCAGGAAAGTTTGAGGAGATGGACCAAGCAGAAATGGCGGACAAAATCCGGAAAGCCATCAACGCAGGGACCTGAAGCAACCGGGGAAAGATACCTCCCGGAGAAAGCCATCAAGGCCCTCAGTTCATCAGAGTATGCTGCCACAACCAAGGCAAAGCGGCGGGGCACAGAGCAACACGTAAGACAGCCCCGAAGGATTGCCAAGAAGACTGCACGTTTTAGAAAGGCTTAATCATGACGACATCAGGAACTACTACATTTAACATGGACATTGATGAGATCATTGATGAGGCCTTAGACATGATCGGTGGTGAAGCGGACCTAGGCAAGGAACCCAAGTCTGCCCGCCGCAGTCTTAACCTGATTCTCACCGATTGGCAAAACCGGGGTATCCTCCTCTGGAAGACCGGGCTTGGAACCCAGACTGTCAGCAATGGTCTTGCCTCATAT